TGCTCCACAGGAGCAGTTTGTTCTTCGGACATGAATTAGCCACAGGCTAAATTGCCTTTAAAGGCTATCAGCTCCATTTGGTTTCGTTAGCCCACCATGCTGGAAACATTTTCCCTCTCGCAATGTTTTTTGCATGACGCTTCTTAAAAGAAGAACGCTTTGTCTTATCAACCGTTGATTCGCCTTTGCGCGGGGGCTTTGTTTTTGCACCCTGCATCCCAAAACGAATCATTTTGATCTTGTCGCCTTCTTTAGCTAAAACAACATGACTCTTTTTTGGGTGATTGGGCGTCCGTTTGGGCTTGTTGTAGCCGCTGAACTCTTCACCTTGATACTTGATTCTCACTTTCCTTTTGGTGCCGCCTTCAGTTGAGAACGACGTTTCAAAACAGGGTTGCCCGTGCTTTCTGATTTGATCCGCACAACAGGATCAGCATCAGTGCCAACGCGAGTGATCGTGCCGCCACTTGGCCCTTTGACTGATGCACGCTTACCACCGCTGCCGGTGACAACGCCAAAAGTCCGCTTGCCCTGGTAAACCCAGCTAACGCGAGAACCTTTTTTCACTTTTTCTTGCCCCCTTTTTTCTTTTTAGGCGCAGGCTTTTGTGGCTTCTTTGGCCCGGAGTAACTAGGCATCAGACTTCCTCCTTGGCTGTTGCTTTTTTGGCCTCAGCTTTTTTGGCTGCAGGCTTGGCTTTCTTCTCTTCGCCCGAAAGCGTGAGTTGAAATCTGCTATGAAGCTTTCCCATCAGGGTACCGGAGCTTGAGCTGATCCAAGGTTAACTCTGAACCGTCCTGACTGACAAAATCCCGTATCGCTTGCGTAGGCCCTACTTTTTTGACGCGGCTTTCAAAAAACAAAACCTTGGAAGCGCCAAGAACGTCAACCTTTACGGCCTTTGGCTGCTTCTCAAGCCATTCGCCATACGTTTGATTGCTTGGCACCGTGTCGCCTCTTGTACTGCGTGATGGACCAAACGCAGTGTTAGGCCGTTTCAAATCACTTGGCGGTGGTGGTTCAATGCCTAGCCCCTTGTAATCAATGACCGGAACAGTCGTTGATCTGCAGTTGAAATGCTGCGGTGGTGTTGGGCCTTTGCCGTAATCAAATTCTTTGCCATCCAATGCACGACAGATTGGAGATGTCCTGCTGTCTAGTGTTGCGACGTATCGATAACGCTTGGTCACATCTTGATTGGCTTCATACACTTGTTGGCTTGATGCGTTTGCTACTTGGTTGATGCTGGTGCGCACCAGTGCCATCACCTGACGATTGGCAACAGTTGTTAGTTCTCCACCAGCCTGCGCCAATTGCCTGACTGATAACGGGCCAAGATCTCCAAACTTCAAACGACCTTTCAAACGCCGCGCCAACTTGTCAGTTGACTCACCCGTCAACAATCCATTCCTAACAGTCTTTGCAAAAAGATCAGCCTGTGATTCGGCCAAGCCACGAAACGATTTTGCAAGCACCTTGCCGTTTGGCAACGTAATCATTGTTCCCTGAGTAGCTGTTAATTGAAAGGTCTGCCGTGCTCCAGCCACTGCAGCCTGTAAATCATCGCTTAATGCAACAACACTCAAGGCCGTTGGGTCTGTCACCGCTACGGCTTGCGCAAACTGTGAGCTGATTTGAATGCTTTTTACTTGTTCTCTTAAATCAATTGGCAAAGCCCTTCGCAATTCATTTGCCACAAATTCACCTTGGAGTTCCGCTACGCCTTGCAAATCTTGAACTGCTGCAAGAGTGCTGGTGCCGGCCCAACCATCAAGAGATTGTTTTAGTTGCGCAAGAATGGCTTGCAGCCGTACAGCTTTAGCAGAAACGTCAAGCTCATCAAGCCGACGCAACTGATCAACAGCATCCAAAATAAGATCGTTGTATGTAATGACAATTCGTTTGGCAACGCTGTTGCTAAATCGGTTGAGGTCGATTGCATTGCGGTAAAGCTCGGCAGGTGTGCTCATTTTTCATAGATGCCAAGGGCTTGCGCTTCTTCAATGCAAACAACAGACGCATCAGCGCCAAGCTTCAAAGCGTTATCCAAAATTGACGTAAATTCCGCCACGACATCTTTGTCATAAATAGCAATACTGCTTTCGGTAACGGCGCAAACCTTGCCGTCTTGATACCAAGTCAGTCTGATGACGGCAAAATACTGATTAGCAAGCCTGTCATGCGAATAAAAGAATTCTCGACTTGATGGTTGTTCGGCTTTTGGCTTGCGTAAATCATCCAACCAGCTCATCGGTTACCTCCGGTTCTCCTTCAGGCATTGTGACTTCTTGCTTTGGGACTGGCTGCGGTGTTTCCATTAATCCGCCAGCCTGTGTCGCTTCTAGTTCTGCTTCTACATCGAAGTCGTCTCCTAAAACTTCCCCTGCTTCAAGCTGTAGCAACAACGTTTCCTGTGTCACCGTGCCAGCGGTGTAAAGCTGCAACAACGCTTGAATCTCTTGCGGCTCAAGTCTTGCGCCCATAAAGTCACGATTGACAAGGCTGCTGCCAGCTTGTGACTCTTGCAGGTAATTAGCGTGGAACCGCAAGCAGTTGTCGATCATGTCTTGCATTTGCTGTGCCAGTACCATCATCGTGCTGTCGCCTTGGCTGCGGTCGATTCGTTTTGACTCGGCAGTTTCTGCGCTGAGCTTTGCACCCATCACAGCGGCCAAGCCAAGATCATTAATCTGCGAAACGATCTGATCAAGCCTGCGGAACTGCGCGTCGTAGCTGTTGCCAGCCGGTTCTATATAGCTCGCAGCGGCTCCCTCGGGAAGGCTTAGTGCTTCGCCTGGCCCTGCGCTGACTTCTTCTGCTGATGCAGGGAAGCCAAATAATGCCAGCATCGGTACTGCACTGATGTGCAGTTGATTTCCAAGATCTGATTGGACTTGATAGTGCTGCAGGTTTAACTCGGCAATATCGGCCAGCGGTGGGAATGACTCCAAAACGCCAATCCTGTTGGAATAAGCAACGCTAAAAGGAATCTCGCTCAAGCTTGTCGTGCCTTCGTCAATTACACGAAAGTCGCCTTTTTGATCTTTTTGGAAAATTTCAAACGCGCCAGGAGTCAAGACACGTACTTGCTCGACTTGCTTTTCTCCGTACAAGCCATCAGGCACGACAATCTTTTCAGAAAGACGAAGTTGCGTCAGCTTCTGTTGCCCATCGGCCATTTCAGTACGCCATCCCAATATGCTTCTTGGGTCATAAGTTGCCCAGTATGGACGGCCATTGTCACCAGATTTTGGCGCATCAACCAATACACCAACGTGCCCGTAGCGAATGCAAATGCGCGACGTGTTGTAAAGCCATGTCTGCAGATCATTTGATTGCAGGTCAACGTCAAATAATTGTTCGCGGATCTGATCGGATACATCGTCAAGCCTGACTGGTTTACGCGTCAACATGCCTGCCAACATGCGTTCTAGCCTGACGTAATAAGGCGCAAGAACAGACCGTTGCAACCTGTTGTCATAAGACTCGTCTAATTCTCTTGGTTCTTGCGGTAAAAACTTGCGGTGGCCTTTTCTGATTTTGTATGTGCCACCAAGCAAATGTTCAATTAATCCCCAATGCGGTTCTTGATTAACCCAAGCCGTGCTGGGGTCGTTCACCTGAGTGACGTTGCCAACACGTTGGCGACCACCAGAAAAGCCTGAATACACAGTTAAATCCCGCCCAATAGTCTGATGTTAATCGACAGATCTGCAGACACAAGAAAGGGGGCGGTTATTCACGCACCCCCAATTCAATGCCTTTAATCCCGTTAGACGCTCTAGAAACGAATCGGCCAGTCCACCTAGATGAACAGTCGTGACGGCGGGTCTGGTATCACCCAGCCGTTGTTCCGTCAGATCTCAGTTTAATCAATATAGTCTGATTCCAGTACCCCGCCCCGCACGCGAGTGAATCATGGAGAAGTCTCTGTAAATCAAGTAGCCCAAAGCATCATTCATATGGTCATAACCCGCACCTTTATCGGGATCACCGGCTTCGGTGTAACTCTGCAGCTCTAAACATTCAATCGTTCGTTTGCAATTTGCGGCAACCTGCAATCTGACTTCGCCCTTTCCGTTTTCCAGCAAAGCTTGAACAGAAGCCACCCGATCACGAACGGGAGGGTTGGCCTTTGGTGATTGATTACTAAACCCGTAGGACTCCAAAATTTGAATGTCCGTACGTGAAGCATTTGTACTGCGGCTGCCACCAGAGGCATCAGGGTAAACGTAAACCTGGCGTCCATCAGCACGACGTTGTATTTCTAGGGCCATGGCGTCCGTATCGTGAGCACCACTGATTTCATCGATCAGCACGAGCTTGCTACCAAGACGAACACCAATTACAGCCGACATGTTGCCAATGTTGAAGTCAACGCCGACGCGTAGAGGTTCGGAGCTGACGTCGGGAATGATGCTGGTTACGTGTTTCGATCGATCGAACCGGTCGTAGACCTGTCCGGTGTTGAGGTTGACGAACTCGCCGTGCAAGTACGCCTGCAACATGCTTGGGTCGTAGTTGGCCTCGAGCCGTTCGATGAAATCATGGGGTAGATGCGGATTATCCACCGTCCTCATTTTAATTAGCCTGCGATCGCTCCGCTGTTGGGCATCCTCTGAACCGAACGTTTTCCACATCCAACGGAAACCCTCAGGTGTTGATGCTGCAGCGAACTGACGCACGTTGCCAGCGCGCAGACGGCCGAGGATTTTGGGAAAGGCTCGTTGACAGGTTGTTGGGTTAACAGTGTCGATTTCGTCCGCGAGAACGTACGCCAGGTTTAAACCGATAATGCGCGACCAGTTCTCAAAGCTTCGGCACAGAACTTTTGTGTCCGCTTTAGGTAAATGCAAGATGTACTCGGGAAGAGGCGAGGCCCGGAACGTATAGGGCACCTCGTACGCCTCGAGAAATTCCTCGAAGTCATTCATCCATATGTCACGTATAAGCGGTCCGGTGGGTTCCATTACGCATCCGGTGAAGCCTTGGTTGGCCGCGGCCATAAACAAGGTCTTTGCGGCTAGCGCTCGCGTTTTGCCTGCCCCATAGCCAGCGGATACGCCGATAATCTGCGTCGAGCAATCGTCTACAAAATCGCGCTGTCCTGGGTGCAGATCCTCCCGCACGCGATTCAACAGCTCCTGCATGTCGAGATCGCGGCCATGTTCGCCGGGCCGGTTTAGTACGTAGCCCGGTGGGACGGCGTCGAGGATGGTCAATCGAAGATCCTCGCGAGACGTGCGGCTGAGTTAATGCAGCCCAGTGCAGCGTTGAGGTTGCCCTGCTTGCGCGCCTCCTTTTGCAGCGTTGCGCATTGGCTCAGCAGTTCGGCCACCATTGTCTGCCGATCCATCTCCCAGTCGGCTCTCAGCAGCTCTCGGGCACGGTTGATGTACTTGTCGATTTGCCGGGCGCCGATGCCCCACTCATTTGAACCGTATTGCACGCATTCAGATCTCGTTGCGCCATTTGATAACAAACGAGCGATCCGGTTCACCCTCATCTCGACTTTGGCTCTGGTCGTGTTACTAGCCGGCATGATTTACCCCAAAACATTCCAAAACAGAACCGTTCCTTTCGACAGTTTGTGACATAGCTCCCACGCTTTCCGATCGTAGTTACCGCACGTAGGGAAAGGCGCGTCGTAGGAACAGGACCACGAGAACTGTTTCGGGTACTCGTGCAGCGTGACGTTGGACGGGTATGGCTGTTTTGAGTTGCGACTTGCCAGGCCGACAACGACGCCATGAACAGGAGTCGGGTAGAACGCCTCGCCGAGACAGCGGGCCAGCATCCCTGACCCCGTTGCTGCCCACACCTGTTCCACATTTCCAACCATCGATCGGACGCGGCGCATCTGTTCAATAAAAGGGTTCGAAGCCTCTGGAACATCGAAGCCGAGCGGCAGGAACAAAGCGTCGTGTTCTCGGGCGTAACGCTTGGCCTTTGCCTGCACGTTTGTCATGTAGCCGTAGGGCACCTGATAAATCGTTGCGCCATTGAGCAGGGCTTTTTTCTGGCGGACGTGCAGCTCTTTTCGTTTGGCGTAAAACAGCGTGACTTTGTTGTTGGTCCGCTGCCCCCATACAGACAGTGCATAGGGAGCCCCGCCGCAGAACGGGCCGCCGAACACAACCTCTTTGCCGTCCTGCACGAGATAAGGCAGGAACCGCATCTTTGATCCTCCAGGCACCTGGTCATCTCGGACGATCAGAAAACGATCGTGGCGGTCGATGATTGGCGTGGGCTGCCACCAACGATCAGGCATCGATCAACCTCCTGACTTGAGAGTTGCAAGCGACATCAACAACGAGGTGAATTCGATCGCAATCGCTGGTGTTTTTGACCGCGTGGGGCTTTCGGATGTCGAGGTAAAACAGTGCGCCGGCTGGGAAATGCAAACGAGTGCGATCCCCTGACAGCTCCCAGCTTGAAAACTCACAGCCTTTTGCTGTTCGCAGGGGGATGTGCAAGCGGGCGATCCTGCCGTCTGCGGTGCCCGCATCTCGATCTGTGATGTCGGCATGACGAGTTAGCTCGCCATTCGATGCACGCAAGCGCATCAGCCGAACCCGCTCGAGTTTGCCTGGGATGGATTTAGCCAAGCGCCAAATCGTAGGTAGTGCCATTGCAGCGATGGTTGGAGCGCAAGCAGCCTTAAGCCGCTCGGGATTGTCCTGTTTCCAGCCTTTGCTCATCTCTCCCGGTTTAATGATGAACCCAGGATCAGAGGGATCGAAACCCTGTAGGGCGATAGCTGTCCAGCTTTTGCGTTTGTTATAGGAGCTGTAGTGCTGCTCCCATGCCGGGTTGAACGCAGAGATTTCTTCGAGGCACGCCTGAATCTCGCCAGGCATCGCCCCGCATCCCAAGAGTTTCAGTGCCGGAATGTCTGAGGAGTAGAGGCCACCTTGAACGCGAGCCGTTGGGTTGGCTACCCCATGGATGTAGAGCGCTTTGATGTCGGACGATGCAGTGACCTTGGTTGCCACTGATTTGAAACCGAGGCTGATTGCGACATCTCTGATCTGGCGGTTCTCTTCGTGTAGCTCAATCCAGACGGGCCGTGGGCCGGCTTTGTCCATCAGTTTGGTGACGAGCCTGCTGAGATCTGCAGGGTTGCCAGCGAGGGCGCGGATCTGCAGATCACCTTTGTGGATGCTGACCGGCCGCTGAGCGAAGTCGCTCTGAGAGCTGGCAACCTTGGCGACGCGGAACATCGCTACAGCTGCAATCTCGTTGGTGTCAGGTGAGCGAGTCCAGGCCAACTGACCCTCCTTCATCGCGGTAGCGATGTCGCGTTCTTTTGGCAGGCCGAACGCTCCGTAGCAGTGCGGCTTGAAATCGCGAGCAAAAACTACGGCGAGCTGTTTTAGGAACGCGAGGTCGTAACCAAGCGCCCAAGCCGGTGCATCGCTCAAAGCTCACCTCCGATGGAATCAGCGGTCAGTTTCTCGCCGTACTCAGTGCTCTCAGCTACGGGGCCGTGCTCTGCGGGCTGTTCCTCGACCTCTGCAAAATCGCATTCGCCGCAAGCGGCCACGGCTTTGCGGGCATCGCCTTTGAGGAAAACGAGAACGTTCTGGTGAGTTTTGCCCAGCTTGCGAGTGCTTGCAAACGTGCGGCCGGCCCTTATCGGCAGGGTGCCGACGGGAGTGATGAGGATCGCCTCGTTGTAGTAGCTGAGCCCTGCATCGGTGAACGCTTTGATGGTGTCGCCGACGAAGTTGTAATAATTGCCCTTTTTGTCGCGTACGTCGCCAACGATGAAACATGCGAAGGCGTTGTCCTTCAGGAGGCTGCAGGATTTAGCGATAATTTCCCGGTAGCTCTCAACGAACTGGTCATAGGGGAGGGTGGACAAATCCTTCGGATCGTCGCTGTAAACCTCAAGATCTGCGTAAGGAGGACAGGAAAAAATCATGTCGGCTTGCAGTCCCTCGCAAACCCGGTCGATGTTGCGGGAGTCGCTGCAGTACCAAATCGGCGGGTTGTCCGGGGTGATCTCTGCGCCCTGGGCGCGGTTGGCCTCGACTTGCTCAGCCCGTAGATCGCAGCCGATGTACTGCCGACCTGACTTCAGGGCAACGATGCCGCGGACTGATCCGCCAGCGAACGGATCGAGGATGACGCCATCTGGGGGAGAAAACCAACGGTAGGCCAGCTCAGCTAAGACAGGATCGAAGATTGAGGTGCCTGCGCCGATCTGAGAGCCAGAGTCAAGGAACTCGGCGACGATTTGCTCGTCGCTCATACCTGCGTTTTTCTTTTGGTAGTAGCCGGGGATTTTGGCGTGAATGCTGCCGTTACCTGCTCCGCCTCCAGCCTGCAGGGCCTCCTTTAGTTGGCGCAGCTGTTCATCAGGCTGCAGCACTGTCTCGGACATGCCGAGGAGATTGCCCTCGCGACCGACCTCTGACTGAATGCCGAGATCCAGCCACTGTCGTTTGCGCTCCTGCCACCAACCCTCACGAGCGTTGAGGATTGAGAACGGAGCAATGCCGAAACGATCTGCAAGCTTTGCGCCGGGCTGGGCTGTTTCTGCCTCAATCGAATCGTTAATAGCCTCATCAAATGCCGCGAGATCCTCCGCCTCTGCAAGGCCGGTCAGATCTGCATCGGAGAACCAAGGGCTGATGTCATGCTCATCAGAGAGCCGGTTCAACATCTCCTGATCCCAGGTAGAGAGATCAGACGTGCGGTTATCGGCGAGGGCAAGCCCGACTTTTTGCTCCTCGGATAAGCCAGTGCGGCGCACCGCGATGATTTCGTCGCCCTCGGTTTCGATGACTCGAATGTTGCTGATGCCTGCAGCCTTAGCGCCCTCGACAGTGCCGTTGCCGGCAAGTATGCGATTTTCTTCGTCGATAACGATGGAGCGAGCGGCGCCGTAGCGCTGTAGGGACTCTTTGATTAGTTCAGAGGATCGATCTGTGCGCTTCCGTGCATTTTTATGGTCAGACTTCAGGCTGTTGATTGAATCCACAAGGATTGTTTCGCTGACGCCACGTTACCTGCAGCTTCAAAATTTTTGCATTTATCAGATGTTGGGAGTCAACAAAGCCAACCAGATCATCGATCTGGATGCGGATAACGCCGGTGTTAAGCACTCTGATTTTTGGATTTGGCGTAGGCGTCTCGAAGTCGGCGCTCATAGTTGAGGAAAATTTTGTGATCGTTGCTGTTTTGTTGTACGAAACTGACAAATTGCTCGTGCTCACGTCTGGCCTCATTCAAAGATGTGTAGAACGCGTCGTAATCCGGGAGGATGCGACCCTGAGTTCCAACAATTTTGGTGTAACCGCAGCGGATAACAAGAGCAGCTTTCCGAAGCTTGGCTGACATTTTTACCTGAGCGATCAGGTCCGTGCCATGGAGGCGTTTGTGGTAAATATCTGAGTTCATGCTTTGAAACCTTTGTTGTGACCGAGTCGAACGGTCAGCATGTCGCGCTCTTTTTCCCACTGCTCAGCAGTCAAGGGAATACGAGCGTTGCTCTCTTGCCCAAAGTTGATTACAGCAACGCCGACGATGGGCACGTCAAAAACTTTCCCACGTGTTTCAGCCTCCTGCAAAAACATGTCAATCTCGTATAAATCCTCGTAAAGCCTGCGTTTAAACATCTTGATCCCTGATTTTTTGATGATCCCCAAATCTCGTTTGACAATCTGAACAGCAAACTCAGCGATTTCTGGATGCAGTCGGGCAGCATTTGAGATTCCGTCTTTTGAGACAGAGGTGGTCCAAGATTCTTGAGTCATAAAAAAGGATTTGAATTGTGATGTCGGGGGATAGATCGCGCTGTTTTAATCGCGCCCTGCTTTTCCCGTTTTGCACATTGGGTGTTGTATGGCTTTCAGCCCGAAGGCGTCAGGCTCCCCGACATGCCAAATTTAAGCGGCGTGGAAAGTGAGATCACGCCATAAAGTTTTGAAGTCATCGCCCGTGAGCTGACCTTTGAAACGTTTGACAGCCCGATGGCACCAAACAAGGTTGTCAGGGTGAATGATTTTTGCCTCGCCATAAGCAGTGATTAAACGTCGAGGGGTGTCAAAGGTGACGGCAGCCGTTTCCTCGCCGCCGATCTCAATAGCTGCGTTGGTGTAAAAACAGCGGCCGTTAAATTTGTCGAACATCTGTTGGAGCCAATCAGGGCTGTAGCCCTCGATGTAGCAAGTACCATGCGCAGATGCAGGGCCTAGCCGATGCTTGAAATAGTTTTGAATCGTGACCCTTGTAAGGCAGTAATGGCAGGTGACTCGCCCGATTGCTTGGGGCCTCTTGCAGCAGCTAACGCAGAAGCCATTCGAGCGAGCACGCTCTCGATCTTTTGGAGATGGCAACGATCAGTCCCAAGTGTTGTGGTACTGAGGGCGCCCATCCCAGATTGAGTAGGACCTGATGTTGTCAGAGATGAACTGACAGCCATTGCAACTGTGCTGGATCCTTTTGCGAAAGATCATGTTGTCGGCTGCTTTGAAGTCGAGGCTGGGCTCAGCGGTGCCGTCTCCTTTGCCGTCGTCGTTTTTGACATGGCGGCCGATAGGGCGGAGCCAGATGTTTGATTTGGTCATCCGATCGACAAGGTAAAACTCGACGATGGTCATGTTGTAGCCGTAGCTCGAGTAAACGATCTGTCCGATTTCGAACTGTTTGGTCTGGAGGGTGGAGGAGGAGGCGGTCATTTGACGGGAACCTGAGTTGTGATAAACATTTGATCCCAGTGCTTCGCGAACTGCTTGGCAGCTGAGATATTTCCATTAGAGCCCTCTGCGATCAGGTCACAGACGCCCTCCTGCATCTCGAAAAGGCTCTCTTGATCGAGCATGTCGCATTCCATGACTGGCTCGAGCAGGTCAGCGAGCTTGGCGATGAACTGAGCGGATGTCATTAGTCTTTCTCGGGCAGGTTTTCGTAGGTGGTCAGGATGAACTCGAGAGCAGGCAAGACGTCGTCCTCGATGCTGGCGAGGATGTTGAGGGGAATCTCGAGATATTCAGTGCGGGCGGCGCGCTCGAGGCGCTGCCGCATGAGGGAACAAAGCTGAATGGTGTCCATGCTGTCGATGTTCATGCCCAGATCTCGTCGGGGGTTGCCTCGATGGTCAGGGTGAGTCCAGCAGCAGCAGCCTCTTCGAGACGCTTGGTGCGCTGCTCATCGGTGTAAAGCAAGTCGTCCCAGATCACCTCGTTGGTAGCGGGGTTGATGGCTTCGCAGTAGTAGGCCAACTCAGGCTGTTGGTCTTGGGGCTGTTGTTGCTCGAGCCACTCTTGGAGAGCGAGTGAAGCGTGTTGATAATCCATGAACAGAGCTGTCTCCAGCTGTAGGGGAGGCGTCGGGGATCGCCTCCGTGATTGAATATTGGCATATGGCGCGCCAGATGGCAAGCCCTAGAAATCGAACGGATCCACCCCATCTAGCTGAGCCGAAAATGCAGAGCCCCGGCAGGAACGGATGTCCAGATCAGGCCGCTGATTCCTGAACTGGATCGTGGGCGTGCCCAGCTTTGAGATCGTGATCGACAACGGATTGCTGGCGTCATGGACAACCCAACCGTTGCTCCACTGGCCGCCGGTAAAGCGCTCTACAGGATCGCCATCAGACAGAGGTGATAAACCCTCAGAGGCAGGGTGATTAACCACCCCTCCCTCAGAACCCCGATAAGAACGTGATAAAGGTGATAAACCTCTCAGTTCCTGGGTGCGCGCGTGCGTGAGCGTGGAAACATCGTCAGGGTTTTTCCCCTTTATCACGTTTATCTGCCCTTCAGCGGGGAGGGGGTTGATCGGCGCAAACAGAGCCGCTGGGCGGCCACCCTCTGCTCCGGTATCTGCCTGTCCGACCTGATGAACAAGCCCCTTTCTGTTGAGCGTTCTGAGGCATCGGTGCATTTTGTTTGCCTCAAGGTTGAAGCGGCGGCCCAGCTCAGCAACGGTGCAGGGGAACTGACCGATCATCCACCGCTCGTTGATGTAATCAAAAACATCAGCCGATCGGCCCTGCAGATCGTCCGCCGCCTCCTGCAGCGCCTCGCCCTGAAGCACAGCCTCACCATCGCCGTGATGAATCCAGCCATCATCGTGCAGCTCGATCAGCAGCGTCGAGCCTTTGGCCCGCCCCTGCGTTTTCAAAATGACGCGGTGATCCTGCTGAGTCTGGCCCTCGGCTGGCTGCCGAAACCAGTTCATCAGAATGGTCAGGCTCGCTGCGGCCGGCAAAGCGTTTGATCCTCGAGAGGCGTTGGTTGCGTTGCCGCCCGCCACTGATTTGTTGGTGTGATGAATCATCGCCAGCGTGGCGTGATGCGGCGCTAGGGCATGAGCGAGGTCGCGGGCCGGGCCATCAAATGCACTCGTGGCCTCATCAACCCCGAGCGGGCTGATGCAAGCGTGATAGCTATCGACAAGGAACAGCGATCTGGGGTGCTGCTCAGCGATGGAGCCCAAGTGCGCGATGCCCTCAGCCGTCAGATGAAGCGGCGCGCCGGTATGCCAGAGCATCTCAACCGGACCGCCAAGCCCGCCATCTGCAGCCACAAGGCCCTCCCGCTCAAACAGCGTGTGCCAATCGTTCTCTGGTTGGTCAGTCCCAACGATGAAAACCTTGGGGCATGGACCATGTAACGGTTGGCCGAGGTATGTCGGATCGCCTCGCCACCAAGCTCCGATCATGCCAACCATCAGCGCAGATTTACCAACCTTTGGCGGGGCCACCAGCAGATTGAATGTGCCCGCCATGATCACGCCCTCCCATGCCCAAGGCGTGGGAGTGGTGTCCATCCGCTCGCCTTTCATGCGAGGAATAGTCACGCCGCTTATCTCGCCGCGTGCGCGAGCTAGGTATGTCGCCGCAGTTCGCTCACTGATCGGACAGCCCAGCTCCTCAGCCATGAGCCGCAGCCGCTGGCTTTGGAGAAACTGATCAGGCTCGTCAGAGATGACTGCGGCGGCGGCCTGCTGAACGTCGCGGAGGAGCGCTCTGTGATCGTTGAGCGCCTCCGGGCGCACGTAGCTCTTTGAGTCGTCGGGTGTAAAAACCATCCTTCGCTTTTGAGGGAGAAAACAGGGTGTGATTGGTATAGATGCGAAGGCGCTCTAACTCCCGAAACGCAGCCAGCTCGTCGCTTGACCGGTAGGGATGGGCTGCATCAAACGCGTCGAGCGCTTCATTAGAGCGCTGCCGCTGCATTTTTGAGTAGTAGCCGGCCTGAGCTAGCTCGTCATCAAACTCGGCTTGGAGCCCGTAGGGCACCCACTGAAGCAGCTCGTAGGCTCGCCGCTCAATGTCATCTTTAGTCACGATCAATCGGCTCGGGCTCCTGAGCAATAGCTCGTTGCAGCAGGAAGTTCACCCATGAAACCCTGGTTTGCCCGATTGGCTTTTTCCGATGCAGCTCCTGCAAAACGCGAGGGTCGATCACCACGCGATATTCGCCGTGCGGGTCGATGACTTCTCCTGGCTGGGCATGAGCGGGGCCTGTGACGGGCATTGGCAGGGGTTGATTCAGGCCCTGACTCTGCCATTGTTAGCCGGACATGCAACCCCAAAGTGCTCGACCCGATCCCTGAACTGAACCTCGACGAGGTGCGTCACCGCTACAGCCTTCGAGGTAATCTCCTCGCCCGTTCGGTTTCGGAGGTCGTCGGCTATCAGCTAACGGACATTCAGCGCGCAGGGATGGAGCGTTACAAAAATGGCCCCAAGGGCTGGGCGGCACGAGGCCAAGCCATCCACAAAGTTCTCGAGCATCATCTTCGTGATGAACCATGCGTCCATGACGAAATGTGGGAACCATGGATCACCCCATTATTGGAAGAGGCGCTATTCAGCCGAATGTGGCTACATGCTTGCGAGTACAAGCTGGTAGACGAGGATCGCTCGATGGGCGGCAGTTTTGATTTTTTAGTTGAACAGCAGGAGCAGGGAGTGCCAAAAGGTAAAGGACTGATGGTTTTAGGAGATCTCAAAACTGTTTCATCAGCCCAAGCGCTAAAAAGACGGAAGCCGGCCACTGCTCAACTCGGTGCGTATCTAGGAATGCTGCAAAAGCATCACCCTGATCTTCGCGTCGATCAATGCGTCACAGTGGTCTCTGGTCCGGATGGCTGCCGCGTGATCAGAGAGGATCCCACAGATTGCTTGGCTGCATGGGAAGACGTGTGGGCTCGCTATGAACTCGATCAACCTGATTTTTAATGAACTGCCCAAGCTGCAACGCCACGCTGATCTGCGTCCTCGAGTCGCGCCATACAGGTAAAAACGTCATAAGCCGAAAGCGTCAATGCAAAATATGCGGTCATAAATGGCCTACAGCAGAAATCACCTGCCCTGCCATCGCATCGGTGGCAGGCAGGCATTGGGGATCATTCAAAGTCCGAGACGAGCTAGTGGATGAGCTGGAGGCAACGGCGGGAATGTACCGTCCCTCCTTTGCTTGCCATGGCGCGCCATAAGAGCTAGTCTCTGATTGCCGGCGACGGCACTGTTTGCCTGAATCAAATGACTGCATCCGAAAGGCTGTATCAAGCCATCCGCATCCGCAAGGCTCTACATGAGCTGATGACGGTTGAGGAGGCCGACAGCCACGGTGGAATCTACGAGCACCTCGATGATTTCATCCGCGACATCACCCACGACATCGAGGAAAACATCTCCCCTTTGTAACTCATGGATCACGCTGACCTGCCGTTGTTCAATCATCCAACGGCACCCCATAACGGCACCGACACCAGTCGCGACGCTGCTGAAAGCATCCGCTTCCAGATCAACGGCATGTGCCGAGATGTTCTTGAAATAATCCGAGAGTGCCGTTTAGGACTCACGTGCGAACAAATCGAGCAACTGTTGGAAATGAAACATCAGACCGCAAGCGCTCGACTCCGCGATCTGATGGAGATGCACCCGTCTCCTCTCGAGTTTCGGCTAGATGAAAAAACTGGCAAACCCCAGCGGCGCGTCAATTCATCCGGTCGAACTGCCCGTATCTATTTCGCCAAATGACACAACCCATCGATCACAAACTGCAGAGCGATTTCGTTGAAAACGACGACGGCTTCAAGCTTGTCCAAGAGCGTCACAACAAAATGTACCAAGAAGCTCAGTCCGCAAGAATGCACGTGATGTGTGAGCTGCGTAAAATCAACCACTTGCTTTTGGCCTTCGACTTATGCGTCGAAAAGGCATGGGAGCACGAAAATGTTGAAGAAGACGGAGAGCTGGACAAACAGCTAAAACGACTCACGCCTGACAGCAGCGACGTCTGGTTCGGCCAGTACAACCAAGCCGCCGATCTGATAAAAGATCAGGGCGTTGAGCAGTGCAGGGCTGTTCTGATGCAAGTCAACCTCGCGGAAAAGCTGCAAAAGGAAGCCTCCTCTCATTGCAACAGCCTCACTGCTGCGCGAGAGGAAGCCGAAAAGCGCTACCGCGCATCTCTGGAGCCAGTTAAACGCGGCCCCGGCCGCCCCAAAAAAGAGAGCCAGCCTGAATGAACAGCTTCACGTTTATCGTTCCCGGCGTTCCGGCTCCTCAAGGCAGCAAAACCTACAAGGGCCGCGGCGTCATGCTCGAAGCCAGCTCTCGGACAAAACCATGGCGATCAGACGTGAAGTTCGCCGCTGAGGAGGCATTGCATACCCTGCCATGGCGCGCCATAATGCCAATGCAGGTGCAAGCCACCTTTGTTTTCAGGCGCCCGAACAGCCATTACGTCGCAGGCGATCCCGCCCGCGAGCTGAAAGCAACCGCACCTAAATACTCGGTCAAACGCATCGGAGACCTCGACAAACTCTGTCGAGCGATCTGCGACGCGCTGACTGGGGTGGCCTATGACGACGACTCTCAGGTCGTCAGCCTTATCGCCCACCGCCGCTACACAAACCCTGATGAACGACCCTGTGCAATTATCACCGTCACAGCCCTTGAGTGATCTCGCTGCTGCTCTCATTGAGTTTCAGAAAGCAGTCCCGACTATCCACGACAACGACAACAGCTATCACGGCAGTTTCGCCAACTTGCCCGGCATCCTCTCCACCATCGGCCCTGCTCTCCGGGCGAACGGCCTCGCCGTTTCGCAGCTACCAGAGCAGATCAACGGAGCCCCAGGGCTTCGCACCACGTTGATGCACGTCAGCGGTCAGCAGATCTCGTCTATTACACCGCTCTCGATCAACGCTGGAAAAAACGGCACCCAAGAGTGGGGCAAAGCCATGACTTACACCCGGCGTTACGCCCTTCAGGCTGTGCTCGGCCTCTGCGTTGGCATCGAAGACAACGATGCTGATTTGGAGCCCTCCGCCCCGCCAGTTCGAGGTGGCAAATCTGAGCCGGCCGCGGCCAAATCCTCAGAAGATCTCACCCAAAAAGAAAAGGATCTGTGCATCGGCATGATCGCGCAGATTGCAACAGCCACCGCAGACGGCGGGATGGGCGACAAAGCTGCTCAGAAACAACTCTGCGAGTCTTTCCGCTCTCAGTTCAAGATCACTGCAGTCAAAGTTTCTGATGGCATCCAAAAGCAAAAGCACAAAGATTGGATTGAGGAACAGGTGAAACTGATCGAAAACGAGTTCATTAAAAAACAAGCTAAGAAATGACCAGTGAGAAGACCCCGCAAGCGCTCTCCGACGACAAACGGCGAAACAACCAGTTCTCTGTGCGGCTGGATTCCGATACAGCCGCCATGCTCCATCACTTCATGGAAAACAGAAGTTACAGCGCCAATGAGGCGTTAAAGATCATCGTTACTCTCTTTTTTAAAGGACACACCAATGCCTGATTTTTCGATTGGATTCGCTCAGTTCACTACTCTTGAGGAGGAAAAACGCACCGAAAAAAGCCCAGACGTCACCGGATCGATCGAGGTTTTGGAGGAGGATGTTGCAGCTCTAATCAGTCACCTGCAGACCGCAGACCGCGAGACCAACTACCGGGATGAAACTGTTGTTCGGCTGCGCCTTGCCGGCTGGAACGGCACGTTCAAAAACCGAAACGGCGAGTTTCGCCCGATGCTAAAAGGCAAGCTCAACGGCCCCTATAAGCCCGAAAACAAACCGGCCGCTGTTGCTGCCCCAAGCAGCATCGACATCGACTTCTGATCAGCGGGGCATCAAGCGTGCAGGATTGGAAACGACTGCGGGTTTATTGATTAACCTTCGAGCGCTTCGTGTAAGTCCCCGCTCAATTTTTATCTACTGTATTGATTGATCGCAATGCCCGTTTTTCGGAAACATACGGCTCTTCTGTTTTAAATCGTATGTAATCACCAATCGCGGGAACTAACCAGTCCTGTACTGGCACGCAAGCTTGCCAATTCACGGGTTGAACACAGTTCATCACGACTGTTGTCCAAAGCGCGCTGACATAAGTCCAGCTCATCGGTCGACAAAAATGCCCCACCCAGACGCTTCACCCTCGATCAAAAATCTTTGATAGAACGCGGGCCGCGACATCCTCACTAGCTCTCCTGATTTTCGGATGTCATGTCCGCCACGATGCATGTCGGGCCTGCCCATTGGATCCATCGCAATAAATTCGTCTTTGTTATACCCGACAATTACGCTCCAATGACCACATCCGTTGCTGTCACAAACAGCAGGTTTGCCCTCGGTGAAATCTCCGCGATGAAGCCAACCAACCATCAGCGGTCTACCGGCGTCAATCTCAATCTCAATGTCCTCCACTCTTATGTTTTTGCGAAACTCAACGTCTAAGCCAAGAGCCCTTAACGCAGATACCTGAGCGTAAACTTCAGTTGTATCGCCATACTTTCTACGAAGTTGACGGTAAACGCCCTGGCCTTTTACAGCTCGATGAAACGAAGCAACCATTGCAGCCGCTGCATCAAAACATTCTCTGTAGCCGTAACCGGTGTGGCTGTCTAACTGGCTGTAATACGGAACTCCGTAAACCTGTTGGCTACGGCCTGTGGTTTTCCAAGTTTGAAACCACCCTGCCTCTTCATCCAACAGGTTTTGATCGAGAAGCGAGTCTTCTAGTTCTTTGATCGCTGCCATCTGGTGCGGTGTTTCACGAAACCATCTGAAGAAAGGCAGCAGACTCAATGGCACAACAACGCTCGACAACAAAACTACCGTGATAATGCCGGAGAACATGGTGTGTGCCTAGCTGCAAAACCGGTCAGAAACATTGCGCCGCTACCAAACACGACAATCGAGACGCTAATCACAACAGCTAATACGGATGCCATAAAGCTATTTTTCTACCCTTTCGGTTGGGAACAACAAGTTCTTCAAATAGGTACAGGCCACATCGTCAAGCTCGTTGTCAGTTTGCTCGCTGAGCTTCACCAGACAATCAAGTACTAGCTGTTTTACGGCTTTTGATTTGATGAATCCGAACAGGATTGGCTTTAGTAGTAAAACCATGAGATCACTGTATGTTCAATTACTCTAATTCCTATTGGCGTGTCCCTCAAGTCTTGCCACATCTTGTTCGAGCGTTGATATGCGTTGGAATAGCTCCTGGTCTCTAACCCTCAGATCAGCGTGGAGCACATCCATCCGATTGGCTAAATTATCGACAGCACTCGTGAGACGCACCAAGGAATCCCTCCCATGCTGGGTTTCGCGATTGGCTGTTTTAAAGCTGGAGGCAACAACTCCCGCACTAGCACCCGCCACAGCGGCCCAGATTTCCACCACCATTCGACCCATAGCTTGAGTTCATCATGGCAGAAACACCGCAGGCCAAGTCAGAAGAACAAGAGGATCAAGGTCATTCTTGGCTGGGCGATGTTGTCCGCGTAACCATTTTGCTGTGGTCGATGGGAATACTGACTGCAAACTACTTGGGTATCTTTTCCCAATCTGTCGATCCAACTTTCCCGGCGTCTTTGCTTACGGGTACGGCGGCTTCTTATTCCCCAGCACTCGGCAAACTAGGCAAGAAAAAGAAAGAGGACAACGGCGTTATCGTTGATAACAGTAAAACCAAAGCAGGCATTAAATGACCCGCACACTTTTGGTATTGGGCATCACTTTGTTGGCTGTCCCGGCTCAGGCCCAAATCACCCATCGGCTAGTACAGAGCGCCCAGGTCTCGGTTGATCAGGCTTACAGCTCAGCCAAACGCATCGGTTCTACCTACAGCGCATCAGGCACAAATGTCACACCGAGCGTCACCAGTGGGAGCACTACAACCAGCGGGGCCATCGGCGGTTTGAATCTTGGCAGCCTGACCAGTGGCGTCCCTGCCATGGTTGACACGAATTATGCGGTGACCACCGCCGGTTCGGCTTTCTCATTTAGTGAGTCAGCGGTAATCGGCGACACGATAAGCGCAGCCACTGCGGTAACTACCACTACTGGCACCGTTGACGACCTTCCGACTTACGGCGAAGTCGTGACTGGCTCAGGAGGCGTGAAATCCACGTTGGCGGCAACAAACCTGAGCAGTGGAATTATGAGTGTGACTGCAGGCGGAGCGGGCACAAGTGCCATCCTCAGTAACTCCATGGAGATTGAGATTGATTAGGGCTTGGCTGCTAGTTTTGTTGTTGCCTTGTTCTGCATTGGCCGCACCAATCGTGCCGCAGTTTACGCAAGGTCAACTCAACTCAAGATCGGAATCCACCACGATCATTAACGAAACAATTACGTCCCACAATTATCGAACTGGTTACAGCTACTCAGCAGCAGGTCATAACGTTGAAACTGTTGGAGATGTTCCCATCTCGCCTGACGCTACCGTCACAAACAATCAGACAGTTGGTGGAGTTAATTTTTCATGGACAAGTCCAAACCTTGAAACTAAACCCCAATGGCAAGTGATCACACCCGGCGCAAGCTGGAGCCTTACAGAATCATTCATGGCTCCGGGCTTAGATGCAGTGACTACAATCCAACGCACCATCCAAACCGAAAGCGTAACCGAGTCGCAATCGGTGTTCTCGCAGTAATTACTGCACTTGGTGGACCGGTTCAAGCCAACACAACAGTGGCGAATCCATCCAGTACATCAAGCGGTTCAGTGGTAAATAACGCCTATCAAATGATGACCGGGCCACATCCTATTTATCGGATGAGTCAAGGTATTCAATGCCCTGGTCCTACGTTATCGCTTAGTCCATTTGTCACATCTAGCCGAAATTTTGATCTACCCCATCAATCAGTAACCAGAACGCCTGTCTACTCAAGTGCTGATACAGACGATAATGGCGAGCCAGATTCGCCAGGCAAGGTGCTCTACTACTCAGAAATGCCACGATTCGAGAAAGATCGTAGATCAGTTAACTACGGCATAACAGCAACGTTTTCAATGCCATTAGATGGTGGCCTAACTGCTAGGTGTAAGCGTGCCGTAGAAACAAACATTGAATTGCAACAGCAATTGTTGGCAACAAAGCGGCTGGAGTACGAGCTTTTTAGGGCCAAGCAATGCGGGCAGTTAGCTGAATCAAGAATCCAATTTAGGCCAAGCAGTCGATACGCTCAAGTTTGCGAAGACATTGTGGTTTACGTCCCACCCAAAAAAGTAATCCCACATATTCACTCTATTTCCGCGCCTTCCGCTGATTCTTCTGACGCTCAAAAGTAGAAGGGCGATCTTCCTTTTTACGGGTTACGACCTCTTTTAGTTTCGTAATTACTTTTTTTACCAGCGGCTTGACGATACGCAGCAAAAAAGGCGTACTCAATGCAGCGGTAGTAGCAAGCACGGCGATGCTTGCCGTTTGCGTTGCTTGATAAGGGGATGGAACAGCTTTGATCAACTGCTCCGTTACTGGCACGTTTCGATAAACCTCTTTACAGACGCCATCCACCAACTCGTAGGACTCAAGAATCTTGCGGCCATCAGGCAACAGTGTGCCAATCTCTGCAGCGTCTGCAGCAGGACAATTAATTTCTGGCTTTTTATCCTCTGGCGGTGGGTTTGGTTTTTGTGGCTTTGTCTCTGCTGGCGGCTCCTCTTGCTCTTGATTCTGAACAGGAGCTGCTTCAATGATTTTTAGATCCCGTGGATTCCAATCCATCGGGTTATATCCTGGGATCTCTCCTTCAGGGCACGCTTGTCCAACACCATTAGGGTCATCACGCAGCAGTGACGGATTGAGTTGTGCATCCCTATGGACGTTGGCACAACCAGGCACCTGATAAATCGGAGCAGGTGGTAACTCTGCTGTTATCGGTGGAGCGTAAACGTATGGTTCAGAAATTATTCGCGGTTCAATTCTTCGGATCTGTATATCCGGGATGTCAGGCATCTAGTCAGAACGGTGACGTAGGAAGCTTGATTGCTGGCCCCGTCGATGTAGGCAACTTAGGCATGGCGTCGTCTATCTGCGTTGGCACCATGTCAGCCATTACTCCAGTCAATTCACCTTGAAGCTTTTCCATGTAGTGCTTTGTGATTGATGGGATGCGGCTGTAAACCACCGCTGTTCCAACAAGCATTCCCGCTGACATCAAAAACCCAAGGGCTCCGGCCAAATTAAAGAAGCGTTGCATAATCAGATGTGCAAATAAAAAGCCCCTTCCTGGTGTGAGGACAGGAAAGAGGCAGTGTGTCTCCCTTTTAGAGACTAGCTCAGAAGCTGTACTTAGCTCCCACTTTTAACCCATAACCCGCGTCAACATCTGAGTACTTAGCAAACGAAACTTCGCCGTACATATCAACGTTGTCTGCAACAGCAGCGGACAAACCGGTTTTGCCGGAGAATCCAGTCTCTGCATCAACTCCATCTCCCATTAGTACTGATGGACCACCTTGCAGGTAGAACGCACCAGATTCATACCCCACGTGAGCGTCTAGAACGCCAGCAGTGAAATCAGAGCCAGACCAGCCAGCGTTGTACTCAGGATTCAGGTAAAAACCTTCGGCTTGGGCAGGAGATGCCAGCGCAGCAGCGCCACCTACGGCAAAACTCACAATTAATGCTTTGATCATTTTGGGAAGAGAAAATGTTTTCCGTAGGTACATTAACTGCCCTAGTCAATGGACGGTTAAGGATCTGCTCCTTAGTTCTCATCCGTTCCAGGAAACGTTGAGTAGTGCTTACGGTGCAATCCGGTGTAAAGACCGCGTTTTGGATGATCTGACTTGTCGCGACCTTCCAGCATGAAAAGCATGGTCATCCACACATTACGATTATTCATTGCAGCTAAATCTTCAGCCCCTGGTTTGCACGGGATCATTGGGTCGGGTCTTTGCATCAGCTAGAAGCCATCAGGCCATGAGCACTAGCGAATAGTAGTAGCGCCTCAACCTTCGCCTCAAGCGTGACGCAATACTGCAGTAGCTCAGCATTCGTTGGAGCCGCAGCATTTGCAATCGTGTTCGTATCGCTAGCGGTTGGCAATGACCCGCTTGAAGCAGACGTGGTGATGTCTGCAACGTGCGTTGATTGCGCTGCAGCCGTGGCACCAAAAAACCCGATGTTGGCCCCACTTACTTCAAGCTGCGTCGATAGCGTGCCAGCTTTCTCAACTTTGAACTTCAGTGCGCCGTCTTCTGATTCATCAGTGGCGTCGCTGATGCTGCCTTCAATCGCGCAATAATTC